AATAATCGTGTTCTAACACATCAACCACTGCCGTATGTCTACGAGGAGGGGTCGTTTTACCCCGAAACCTGCTGCCCGGGGGGCAGGAGGAGACAAATCGCGCCGCCCCCAAGCAGACGTTTTCGACGATCTAGCACGGGAGGCTGCAGCACACGGTGACAGTGAGCGCGGGCTAGCCTTGTTGCAGCCCAGCGATGATGGTATGTGTGATGGATTGCCTGAGAGCGTAGCGAAGAGCCTATGGGAGGCTTGTGCCGCCAAAACCCGCGATTACAAAGGGCGCGCCAACTTTGAGGCAACGAAGAAGGCCTACAAGCTGGAGGTTGAGCGGACGATCGCCAAGCGGGAGAAGAACATGCAGGCCCGGCAAGCTGCCAAAGCTCGGAAGGAGAAAGCACGGGCGGAACTGCAGAGGGCTACTGTGAAGCCGCTGACCGAAGCTGAGCTGGATATGATTCTCGAAGTGGCCGAGGAGGACGTTCCCGTACTGCATGACATCCCGGAAGACTGGGAAGAGTTGGACGAAGCCCCACACACGGTTTACGGCCCAGAGGGCTGTGTGAGCGCCTGCGTGCGCAACGTGAAGATTGAGGGGTCCCAGGACATCACTTTTTCCACGCCACCAGGACACGCTGTGCTCGCCGCGTCACGAGCTGTTATGGCCCACAATTTGCGCCACGACGGGCTTAAGAACATGGCAGCGCAGCGGGCTGGGTCGATGCCCGTGTTGTTCGAAGTTGGGGCTGGTTCTGGGGGCGTTAAGGCCGCCGTGGCCCTCAAGGACAAGTACAAAGAGGCAGCCCACGTGTACATGCATTGCACGTTCCCGGTTGCAGGCGCAGATGACTTGGCTAGGGACGCCCTTCTGCTGGGCCGGAGCAAGTTTGCCCACGATCTCACCGACCGCGTGAATTGGGTGGACCGAACCGGAGCAGTATCACTCACGAAGGTGAACGTGTGTGGGCACTTGGCTCGCGATTGCACCTGCTTGGCGTTGTACGGCCCGAATTACGTGTACGCGCTACACAGCTCGTATTACTTTGAGGACCGCGACTGGGACCAACTGTTCAAGTACACGGACGACGTCCGCATCGGCGTGCACCTGCCTGAGCGCGACGGACAGAGAGTGCCGAGCGATATCCCAGAATTTCGATGGCAGAGCTTGCGGAGTGTTCGGGAGTTGTGCGAGCATTTCGGGCTAATACGGGGACTGAGTGCAGCAGCGGAGAACATCTTTCTGGGACACCAGCACGTTGCCTTTAAGCCCATGACCGCACATGGCACGACGTATTGCCACCGGGACCTTGCTCCAGACATCCGTCGTGGGGGCTTTCACATAGTGCAATACACTGCGCAGGTGGACCGTGTTATGCACAGTCCAGCCGCCCTTGCTGCGGTCGGTGCAGGTGCTGTTGTTGCTGTTGCTCAGATACCAGAAGTGCTGTCGTCCGTACTGCGTCGGCGAGTTCCCTGGGTACCCATGGCTAAGATGGCCGCTTGCCTTGCTCCTTGCTGGTTGATGTCCGGCGTGGGTCATGCGAGGAATTCGGTCGAACCGATGGCCAATGCCAGATATACGGTCAAAGTCGTGCCAGGGTGGGATTACGTGCGCCAGGCGGAGACAATCTGCCAAGTGTACCAGATGCGGCGAGTGCCGCTGAGCACCCTTGAGCCCCGGACCATCAGCACCCAGAGGCCCAACCCCCTCAAGGCCCGCGAGATGGCCGCGAGTTTGGCACTGGCCAACAACCCAGCGAAGGCTGAGCGCGCCGTCGCCGCCATGGGGTTCCGATCCGGATTGTCGCCCACTGAAGTGAAAGACACCATTCAGGCCGCGAAAGACTATTGTAGCATCGTACTGGAGCCAAAAAACGACCAGGGTTCGCTGCCCAGTGCTGTTGCATCGGGCAGCGATCAGGCGTTGTCTGTCTGGGATTCGAGCCCATCGCAGGCTGCAGGGACGCTTGGGCGAGTGGTGACGGGTGGAGTCCTCATCCAGGCTGCCGTGTCTCAGTTGCCATTGCGGGTCTTGACCTGCGGGATTGGTCTTCCGAACGAATTGAGTGCGCTCTCCATGACTGCCCCGTCAATCCAGCGGTTATGCGAGAAACTGAGGACATGCAATATTGTGGGCCCGCAGTCAGAAGCGGCGCGGCGAATGTTGGATTGGGTGCAAGCCTGTGCGGAGTCGCTTTCGCAGGTTGCGCCGTCATCGCCAGCTGCCCAGTCATGGCAATCAATGCTCTCGCTAAACGGCATTTGGCGGCCCCAACTAATGCCGTCACCGAGTTTACCATCGATTATTTGAACACGATCGCTGTACCCGCGCGGCTCGCGTTTGACCACAAGTGCGCACTTGAGGCCGAACATTGGAAGGCGGGGCGCGGCTTGGCCAAATTGGCCATGATAGAGGAGAGTCTAACCTTCGATAGAATCGACAATTCTAGGGTCAACATGATGATCAAGAAGGAGGTCAACGCTATTAATCTAGACACACAGGAATTACCGAAAAAGGCACGAGGTATTCAGTTCTGCACCAATCTTCGGACTGCTTATGAGCATGCAGTAATGCAGACGTCCTTTTGCCATGCGTTGGCTGATGCGACGAATGACGAGGTCGAGTACAAGGGCGTAAAATTTTATCTGCGCTATACGGCGTCCATGACACCCGAGGAGATTGGGTCATTCGCCACTGAGTCCGAGGGGAGAAGAGCCATGTTTGCCGACTCCTTTCTTGACGAACGTGACGGGAAGAACTGGGACGCCAACGTCCAGCGGGCACACCGCTGGGCACTGGCTGGCTGGTACGGGAAATTCAGCCCAGAGCTGCAGAAAATGGCCCTCGAGCAGATCAAAGTGACTGGGCGTTATGCTAACGGGCCGGTATTGGTCAAGTACTCGATTGATGGAACAGTAAAGAGTGGGCATTGGGATACCAGCAGTGGGAATGGCGCTTTGAACATTGAGATTACGGCGCAAGCAATTGCTGGACTCTCGCAAGCGCTTCGGCCGCGAGAGGTTCGAGGATTAGCCATGGGCGATGACTTGCTTTTATGGCTATACTTTGACCACCCGGTGGACCCACGATCGTACTACCAGGAGATTAATGAACGTGAAGCGAAATTGGGTATTCACCCTGTCCGCGGCTTGTTCCGAGACGTGCTGCACGTATCGTTCTGTTCCATGGGATTTTACTGGACCGACCGGGCACAATTGGTTGCACTCCCAAAAGTGGGGCGGTGTTTTGCTAAATTGTTTTGGACTGTCACGCCCCTCCGCAACCGATGCCCAGCCCGGCTCGCCAGTACCGTCGCACATGCGTTCCTACCCGCTTACCACACGTACAAGCCTATGCGGGCCTTCTTGAAGCACCACACAGCCGTGGCACCACTTGAAGTGGACATCCGAGACCAGATGCCATACGTGCTCCGGGAGCACGCCTTGCCACGCACGACCGGGGTCCTCTGGGATGAAGCCCATGTTGTTAAGTACGGCCTCACCCCTTGCAGCCTGGATAATATGGCCGAAGTCTTGGCCGCTTGTCCAGTGGGCATCGTGAGTCATCCAGCCGTGTCGCGGATGCTCGCAGAGGACACGTGCGACCCCCCTGAGAGGCGTGGGTGCTTAACAGCGAACATCTGAGACCCAAGAAAAGACACACACACAAACACACTACGATGCCACAGCAGACGACGCTTAACCTTGCCGCCTCCCACCCTGTCAGGTCCCTCAATGGTTTGGCTCGCGCCATTGCGCTGCCGGCCGAGTACGCGCCCGAGAGGTTTCCATCGTTTCCAGCCTTGGAGCGCACGGCCGTCATGTCCTTCAATCAGCCAGCGACCCTTAATTTGCCAGCTTCGACACCTGTAAAGATGGCTGTTTGCCGTCAGGCCACCTATCCGGTTTGGGCTGACTTTGCCCAGCCGGGTTGGTGTTACACGGTGGGGTACACGACGGAGCTCCCAGTCACAGCCAACGTGACCAACCAGATCCTGGCGGTACGTAAGTCTTTGTACTACAACGCCGTTGGGAATCAGACCGCGTCCCCAGCCAAGGTTGGCATTTCAGGCTGCACCGTTGGGGGACCCACGTGGGCCATTCTTGGGTTTGATCAAGGTTGTGGACCCCTGCCGTTCACGTACGTCCCCGCCAACGCCACCGTCACCTTTGTCGTTTATGGCGCCCCTTTGACCCCTGGGGCAACTTATCGGATTAATTATGACCAGTGGGATTTTCCGGGCCAGTGCTCTACGGGCTACATGGCTTCTGTGACCATTGCGGCCAATAACCGCGGCGCCATGACTGCGGCACTCACAGTCGTCGGTGGGAGTGGGGTGTGGTTGCGCCCAACCAGTCTTTCTGAGTCCGCAGCAACGGCCACCACGTTGTTCCAGATGAACATTGTGACGATCGTGGCCGCAGGGACAGTTGCCTACACCCCCTCTACTGCAGACGCCGGGACGGTCGCTGTGACACCCACCGCGCCAGTCATGTTCATGCCATTGGTTAGCCCAGTTGAGTTCGCCAACTCTGCGCTGCCATGGAATGGCACCCGTATGACCGCGGCAGCTGTTCTGGGAACTAACGTGTCGCAGGTGCTCAACAAGGCTGGTACCGTCCTCGCCGGTCGTGTTAACCCATTCACCAACGGTATGTGGACGGCGTCGACGACTTCGTTGAATGCCCTCCACCCTGCCGAGAAAGCTTGGCTCCCATTGGAAACGGGGATCTACACCTACTGCCCTCCGTCAACAGACATGGCGAGTTTCTGGGACTATGACTGTGACACCGCTGACTCCACGGGCCAGAACACACAGGCCCCTATGTACCGGCTGGATAATGATTCGTTGCAAAATGTGATGATCCTAACAGCCGGCTCTGTGGCTGAGTCGCTTGCTGTCACAGCTAGCTGGTCGTTCGAGTTCAGGACGAATTCGGCATTGTTCCAGATCGCTTTATCGTCCATACCCATTGAGGTGCTCCACCAGGCACAGCTCGCGCTGTCTTCGGCCGGGTTCTTCTTTGAGAACCCGACCCACAAGAGCATCCTTGATCGAGTAATTGCCGGAGTTCGGCGATTCGCACCACCGATTTTGAAGGGGTTGACAGCCGTCAACCCCGTTGCTGGGCAGGCAGCCCAGGTGCTGTATCGGGCCTATGGGCCTGGCAAGAGGCGCAAAGGTAAGAAGCAGCAGGGCGGCCGGAATAATAACCCCGCACCACCGAAAAGCGTAAAACCGCGCGAGAACAAACAGACGATGAAGCCAACCAATGCGCGGGATAGTGGCATCATTCCCAAGAGAAAAGGCGGAATTCAAATATTTATGGAACGTAATGGCCGCAAATGGTAACCGCACTCCCTCTTGGGCTCCCACTCCTAAGTCCAGCCCCGGCGATCCCCGGCTGGCCACTGACTCAGGCTATTGACCTGGCAGTGAAAAAACCCCCCACCCAAGCCCAGCCCCGGAGACGTTTCCCCCGGCTGGCCACTGACCCAGGCTATCGATCTGGCAGTGCAAAAATAGGTTGGTCCTCCTCTAACCCTGGGGCTGCCGTCGAGCAGGTAATAGGCCTGAGTGGAAATGCGCCGCGTGGTACATCCATACCAGTTTACCACGTGTG